GGACCGACTTGTTCTGGCATGACGACCATACCAGTTTTCGCTGTGGCAAGTTTGATGACCTGATCTTCCATCGTACGCCACGCACCTTTACGTGTGGCGTCATCCTGTGCGCTGAGCATGCGACCCAATGGTGAGTTCGGATCACTCAGGCCCTGCATGTTGATGATGGGAGCTTCACCTTCACGCAGATTGTAATGGGCAAGGTCTTGTACAGTACGGAACCTGACCACATGCCCGCGAGGAAAGTAGACCATATAGCCAGCGTCTTCATCGGTAGGAACGGTGATGAGGCCCTTACCGGGTTCGTATCTCGTCTGATCCCGCTTGACCTTGCCGTTGAGCTTGACGACGACGTACGCGAGCCGAGCCCCGGTACGGTTACGCATCATGGAGATGTCTGACATTAGTTCACCAGATACGCATGAGTGCGGTACTGACGCCATGTGCAGAGCTGACCTTCCCACACAACGCGGCGGCCAATCGCATCCATATCCCACGGAGCGACTAGTTTCTTGACCTTCATGTTCACGCCTTTGAGAACATGCAGGGTCAGATACTCCTCGTTCACGAAGTACGCGACGTTGGCAGGGAGCTTCTCGTCAAACAAGATCGGGACGCCGTTATGAGTCGTTCCGACAATCCCGAGGTTGACCAATGCTTTGCCAGTTCCTGTGGCGTTGAGGGCGATCTGCTGCTTATCTCTGGCAGCGGCTTTGTGCATGCGGTAGATATTTCGACCCGCGAACACAACTGTAGGCTTCGGAGAAGCTTGACCATCGGACTTCCTGTTCAGGTCTAGTTCAATGATGTCGTCGAAGGCTTCTTCAATGTTCTCAGGAGTGAGGGTACCTGCGAAGTTGTAGGACGATGAGCGCCACTGGCTTTCCGTTGCAAGGGAAATGCCTCCAACTGATCCAGTAGTCGGGTCAGCAGGAATAAGGTTTCCAAGACCATTTGGGTCCGTTCCAGTTCCGACAGATGTGTGATACGTCGCGAACTGACGGCTGATGCTTTCGTCAAGGGCCTTAATCTTGCCCGTGATGATCTTGAAGATTTCCGCCCGCCCTTGGTTTTCATCGTCTTCCTGATCTGAGATGATCAACGACCCAACAACGCGGGACATGAAATACTCGACTGTCGTGAACTCGTTCGTCTGATCGACTGGCAGCTGGTCGTAATACTGCATCGATGTGACGTTCGGGTTCAGGCCGACAATGAGTGGGTTACTGATTTGAGGCCCACCATCTTCAACGATGACACGCTTCTTCGCATGGAGGTATGCGCTCACAGTGCCCGAAATCGCGGAAGCCATGATCAGCTTCGCCCGACTCCGCGTCAGCATGCTGTGAACCACGGTATCGAGGGTTGGCATGTGGTTTTCCTGCTGTTTGAGTCAAACAAGACTCGGGTTACATTCCGGCTTCCGACATCACCTGACGAGCGATCTGCTCGTACGACTGATTGACGTTTGCCATTCCACTCTGTGCTCGTGGAGGTAGTCTACCTCTTCCGTTCGGGAATGCACCGCGTTGGCGGGTTCGGGCTCCAGTATCGCCGCTGGTTTGCTGGCGTTGCACCAGATGCAATTGCAGCTTCGCCCAGATTTCATTGAGCGTCATCTGTGGATGCTGTTGGAGCACAGCATCCATCACCGGAAGGTATTGTCTTGCATCCGGGTTCTGCGCAAAGAATTGAGCTACGTGTACCTTGGCATCGCCGAATGCCTTGGCTTGCTCTGCATGTTGTTGTTGTTGGCGTTGCTCCGCTTCGGTGCGCTGCCGAAGGGGCTGCATCTGTTGGCCGATTTCATTACGAAGGAGATCGACAAGAGACTTGGTATCTGAGCCGCCGTTGATCCCCAATTCAGACAAATCTATACCATTTGCCGCTGCCCGAGTCAAGACAGTTTTCAACGCTTGGATAGGATTGGTCTTCGACATTGCAACAAGTTGCATTGCCTCGATCTGCTCCTGAGGCGAGATACCCATCTGTTTCATCTGGGCATTCTGTGAGTTTAGCTGCTCAAAACGACCGTAAACCTCCTTACCGATTTCGATGGCCCTGTTGAGACGATTGGTCAAATCCATGACCTGCGCCTGTGCCTGCGACTGCACGCTCATAAGCTGACGATGAGCGTTCGCTGCCTGCTGATAGAATCGAGCCTCCTTACCAGCACGAGCAACGACATTCCCACGGGCATCGACTAGATTGCCCTTCGCATCCGGGCGGACCTCTGCCGATGATGGAATACGCTGAGGCTGTTGCTGCTGAGGCTCCTGTTTACGTTGCCTGGGCTCACGACCGTATTGGTCACGAGCCCGTCGAGTGGGTTTGTCTTCACCCTCACCCATATCTGGATCGCCGCGGTCGGTGTATCTACCTCCGTCTGTTTCGACTGATCCAGTTCCATCTGCTGAGTCATCGGTTCCTGTATCCAACGCATCACCGTCAGACTCAGATACGCCAAGATCATCAGCAGTGAGGCCCAAATTCGTAGCAACAGTCTCTTGAGCTAGTGCATTGTCGCGGGGAGCCATGTTGTTCTCCTTTGTTTGACTCAAACTAGTACGGTGCTGCGGGAGGAGTTGGCCCGCCCTGAGCCCCTCCGCCGTTCATCATCTGCTGACCCACGTTGCCAGCGGGCGCTTCGTTCTGCATTGGAGCAGGTTGTGGCCCACCCTGTCCCTGTGCCTTCTGAGCCATCATCATTGCGGCCTGAATGATCTTCTCTGTTGGCACGCCTTGTTGCTTCATCTGCATGAGAACCTGCTTCGCTTCAGGCGGCAGTGCTGCGAGGAGTTGTTCAGCCTGTCCACCTCCCCCTGCCCCAGCCGCACCGGGAGCGCCCTGAGCAGGCATACCCTGCTGTGTTGATCCCGGTGCGGCAGGCTGTCCTTCAACTCCGCCAACGGCAGCACCTGTACTTACACCTTGCTGCATCGTGGCACTGATTTCTTTACGCATCATATCCCACTGTTCGGGCTTGATGGTAATGTCTGTGAAAGCCTTGGAGAACAGATCTAGCATAATCCACAGTGTTGTCCCTGGAGCAGCCTGCGCAAACTGGCCAATTGCCTGCGCTGCTTGGATAGCCTCTCGTTTTTTGAACACACTGTTCGGCTTCTCCATCGAGCCAGCCACAAGCATGAGTGTGTATTGAGAATTGAACATCTCCGGGGACATTTCCTGCCAAGCTTCAGCACGTTGCTCACCGATAAGACCCTTAACCTCGTCTTGGGTAAGATGCTGAACACACAATTCAGCCAGGCTGTACGCTAAATCAGCAACCGAGTCCTCAATCACGTCTACCTTAGCGCCGATACTCAAACGCAGACTCTCTTGGTAGCTTTCAACCGCACTTTCGTTCGTGTACGCCTTAAACTGTACACCACGAAGGGCATCGTTCGTGTTCGTGATCCTGTCCATCGCCTGACGCACTGGGTCTTTGGCGAACAGTGCCTCATAATCCAATGCAGGAGGCTTTATGGACTCGATAAGGTCAGCGATTTTATTGTCCCCTGCCCTTACTGCGAGGAAATGCTCCCCGTCATCCGATGGGCTCATCAGTGCCTTGAGGAATTTCTCCGCATCGTCTTTGTTGATCTTGGACGAGTTGTAATAGAAGTAGTTGAATATGGACCGACGGATTTTCGCAACTTGCCTGTTGATTTGATTGATTTCATCTTGCTGATCGAGGATGTAGGCTGTCTCACCAACAGTGACAGTTCCACCAGAACTGAACCCGTAACCAATGACGAAGTATGGGAAGAACCGTGTGATATTAACCAGATCAGCGGCGTCCCAAACCCAAATAGGCCACGTCCAATCTTCACCGGCAAAGAGCATAACCCGTCGCGTGGGTCGGTCCCATACGTAGTAGCATTCGGTATAATACATCTCAAGATATGCAGCACGTTCTTCATCGGTGTGCTCAGTTACAGAGGTATTGGACTCAATAGCTTTCATCACTACGCCCAAGCCTTCGTCGCGCTCACCCTCTCCACCGGTGAAGACGGCTTTATGTGTCGGCTTGTATACCAATACCCGCGACGCACCACTCGTACCCTCAGTGTCCGGGTCAGGTTTCGTGAACTGAGCGTTGAGATAGTTCGTCGCGAGCATGGTACGCTCGATCATCCAGTTGGCATCTGCACCATCTGTCTGTTCGGCATTCGGATCGATGATTAGGTTCTGTGGAAGGATGTTGCTAAGTCCCGGACCTCCCGGTTTCATCACTTCCATGTTCTGCTCAAGGGCCTCTAGCTGCCCGTAGAGCATATCGAGGTCTTCTTGTTTCTTTGTTTCCTTCATTGCTTGCATAATGCGCTCAAGCTCGAAGTATGCAAGCTCTCGTGAGTCCTGCTTCTTCGTCCAATCGAGCTTGAGAACGCCGAAATTGGTTAGTAGTGCGAACCCAGCAGCACGTTTGATCTTCTGCTTTGCGCCCAGCTTATCCTTGCGGCGCATGAGAGTATTGAGCACGTCCTGAAGGGCCTTGCAGAAATCCTCATCCCTACCGTCTGTGGTCGAACAGCTAAAATGCGGGTCTTTGCTATACACCGCAGGCAGCATAACGTTTAGGTTCGAGTAAATCACGTTCTCTGTACTGTCACCGCGTTTGAATGTGCCCATGACAGTCTGTTGAGCTTTGCCTTGGTGATTGTTGTAATAACCAAAAACCTCATTCCAGATGAGGTGTGTCTGTTCGTATGTCGCCATCGCCGAGTCGAGACGTTTCTTCCACGCAGGCCCAATGGTCTTACCTACAGGGATTTTACTCTCTTCGTAAACACGGAAAAGAGGCTGCGGCTCGAACGACTGAGCAGCAGCCTCCTCCTCCGGTGTGTTAACCTCATAGACATCAGTGCTGTCTGCGGGGTCGTCTGTGA